CAGGCTTGTTTGTTCGGTTTGTTCCTGGACACCAGCGGCAACGTGACCACCTCACAGGGTCCTATCGTGGCCTCTGGCGATCCTTGCCCGGTGCCAAATGCCCCAGCTTCTAACCTGACTCCGTTTGGTTTGATCAAGGTCAGCACCAGCTCCAGTCAGACCTTTACTCCGGGCACTACGGTACTGGGCACTGGCAACACCGCGACGTACATCAACATCGCCTCAATGCCAGGCACCGCGCAGTAACAGTCGCCGTCAACTCCCCCATCTTGACTCCCGAGATGGGGGAGTGCTTGACGAGCCGTTTTACGACGGCTCGTCTTTTTTGGGGGAAAACCTACAAGGAGAAAATCCGATGGCGAAGAACCCGATTGACATTATTGACGACAGTGAAATTGTGGAGCCCGTGACCGGCAACCGCGACTTCAAAAAGATGCTCAAAGAAGAATCGTTCATGGAGGAGCAGGTGACAGTAATGATTCACCCGACCACGAACGAGAACGAGCCCCCGTACGCGCATCTGAACGTGAACGGCTTCAACCAGATCATCCCCCGCGGTCAGAATGTGCCCGTCCGCCGCAAATTCATAGAAGTGCTGGCGAGGATGAAAGAGACCCGATACACGCAGATGACCCCCAACCCGTCCGAGCCAGACCGGAGCGTGATGGTGGCCCGACACGGGCTCGCCTTCCCGTTCGTCGTCTCAGAAGACAAGAATCCAAAAGGCCGCGCTTGGCTTGACCAGATTCTGGCCGAGGTTAACTGATGAACTGCTTGCAGCTGATCAACCGCGCCAGGCAAGAGTGTGGTGTCACAGGGCCAGCCCTGACGACTATCACCGGCCTGACCGGCGAATCGCTGCGATTCCTTAACTGGATCAACGCTGCCTGGATCGACGTTCAGACCGCGCACGAGGACTGGCAGTTCATGCGCCAGCCTCTGCAGTTCAACGCCGTCGGCTCGCAGTGGCAGTACACCCCGACCGAGGTGGGAATCGGTTCCACGTTTGCGAACTGGAAGAGAGACAGTTTCAGGGCCAGCAGTGTTGGCGCCAACTACGGCGATGAGCAGCTGCTGAACTTCATGGAGTGGAACACATTCCGAAACCTCTACCAGTACGCGAACATGCGCAACACGACGACCCGCCCGGTCGTGGTGACCATTGTTCCGCCGAGCAAGAACCTCGGACTGGGCGCGATCCCGAACCAGTCGTACGTGATCGTCGGAGAGTATTACCGGAAGCCCACGGAATTCACCACCACCACGCAAGAGCCGGATCTACCGGATCGTTTCCACCCGATGATCGTGTACCGGGCGATGATGTTCTACGCCGGCTACGAAGCCGCCACCGAGGTTTATCAGCGTGGCGAGATGGAGTTCAAGAGGCTGATGAATCGCCTTGAGATCGATCAACTTCCAGATTTGATCAGCGGCCCCCCGCTGGCTTGAGGTGCCAATGTCCACCCTGCCGGCAATGCCACGAGTCCAGTATGACCTGATCCGCTTGCGCGGTGGGCTGGACCAAGTTACGCCTACTCTGTCTCTGCCACCAGGGTTTGTGCGCCGATCCACCAACTTCGAAGCCTCCATCACAGGGGGCTACACTCGCATTGCCGGGTACGAACGCTTTGATGGCCGCCCCAGGCCGTCTGACGCGGTCTACGACGTTTTTGCGTGCGTGATCTCAGGGACGGTAGCGGTAGGCAACACGATCACAGGGCTGACCTCTGGGCAGACTGCAGTGGTCATTGCCATTGACGGGCAAAATCTTATCGTCACAAAAGAAAGCAGCGATTTTACTGACGGCGAAACTCTTCAAGTATCGGCGGTGACAATCGGCACGCTAACCAGCCAGATCGGCGTAGTCGCAGACGGGCTCACTGACGCGACGTACCGCAACCTGGCAGCGGATTCATACCGAAGCAACATCACCCTTGTGCCGGGCTCCGGCCCGGTGCGCGGGGTCTTCCTGTACAACGGTGTCGTGTATGCGTTCCGCAACAACGCCGGCGGCACAGCCCTGGCGATGTACGCCTCCAGCGGTAGCGGATGGACCGTTGTACCCCTTGGATCTGAGCTGGGGTTCAACACCGGCACGGCGGAGATCTTTGTCGGCAACACGGTTACAGGGCAGACCAGTGGCGCTACCGGAGTAGTGGCCAGGGTCGTTATAACGTCCGGAAGCTTTGCCACCAGCAACGCTGTGGGCAGGCTGATTCTTAGTTCTACAACCGGGACATTCCAGGCGGCTGAGAACTTGCAAGTTAGCGCCGTTACCAAAGCGGTTGCTGTCGGAGCGGCGACCGCCATCACGCTGGCCCCAGACGGCCGTGTGGAGACCGTGATCGGCAATATTGGCGGAGGGGTGTCTAACTACAGGGCGTACAGTTGCGATGGCAAGAATCGCGCCTGGGAGTTCGACGGCACGACCCTGGTTCCGATTAGCACTGGCATGGCTAACGACAAGCCTGAGCACATCGTTGTGCATCGCCAGCACCTGTTCCTGTCGTTCGGCGCGTCTTTGCAGTTCTCTGGCTTGGGACTGCCGTTTCAATGGGCGCCCATTCTCGGTGCCGGTGAAATCGCAATGAACGCGACGATTACCAACCTGCTACCCTTGCCAGGTGATCAATCTAGCGGCGCACTGGCGGTGTACACCCGGCGAGACACCTCGGTGCTTTACGGCACCAGCTCTGCAAACTTCTCCCTGGCTACGTTCAACACGGGCACAGGCGCGGTGGCTTATACGGCGCAGACGATGGACCAGGCGTACGTCCTAGACGACCGAGGCGTGATCAGCCTGGGCACGAGCTTGAACTTCGGTAACTTCTTGCCGGCGTCGCTGACGATGAACATCCGGCCGTTCATGCAGCCGCGCATAAATCTTGCCACGGCCAGCACAGTGAATCGCGAGAAAGGGCAATACCGAGTCTTCTTCAGCGACGGCTACGGGGTGTACCTGACAATTTTGAACGGTTCTCTACTTGGCGCCATGCCAATGCAGTTTTCGCATGTGATCAATTGCGCCTTCGAAGGAGAAGACGCGTCAGGGACGGCAAGAATGTTCTTGGGTAGCACAAACGGTTACGTTTACGAACTTGACCGTGGCACCAGTTTTGACGGGGAGTCGATACCTGCGTCGCTTGGTCTGCCGTTCAACAGCACCAACTCCCCCAGACTGTTGAAAAGATACAGAAAAGCCAGTGTCGAAGTCACCGGGAACGCTTACGCGGAGTTCCAATTCGGGTATGATTTGGGATACCGAAGCACGTATTTTACGCAAGACAGCGACTCTTCTAACACAAACGATTTGCGCGCCAGCTACTGGGACGACTGGACCTGGGACGAGTTTGTGTGGGACGGCTCCGACATTTCGCCGTCTGAAGTTGAAGTCAGAGGCACCGCCGAGAATATGGCGATTCGAGTTTCAGCCGTATCGGACCTTCTTGAACCTTTTACGGTCAACAGCATCATCGTGCATTACACTTTCCGCCGAGGACTGAGATGACAAACAGCTACTACAACGGAGGCACCGTACCGGCTCCAAACGCGCCAGGGGCATCAGTCGCCATCCGTAATGAGTTTACGCTCGTCACACAGGCTTTTGACAAGTTGCCGACTTTGTCCGGCGTGGGGATGGCTGGCGACATCTTAATTGTCAATTCGGCAGGAGATGGCATCACCACCGCAGCGGTGTTGACAACGGTCAACATCAGCGGCGTGCTGATTAACGCGACGGCAATTGGCGCAACAACGCCAAGCACAGGGGCGTTCACCTCGCTGTCCTCCACACTGGGCTACACAGGCAACGTCACGGGCAACGTGACATCGACTGGAGCGTCCTCGTTTTCCTCCGCGACGATTACGGGCGGTACGATTAACAACGTGCCCATTGGCGCTACGACGGCGCAAACGCTCCGTGGCACGACGGTCACCGCGACAGTAGGCTTTAGTGGGCCTTTGACCGGCAACGTCACAGGCAACGTCACAGGCAACGTCACAGGCGATCTGTTGGGTAACGTCACGGGTAACGTCACGGGCAACCTTACGGGTAACGTCACGGCCGCAAGCGGCACGTCGACTTTTAGCAACGTGACGATCAACGGTACGCTGGACATGGACAGCGGTACGGCGGGCACCATAACAGGCCTTGCTACACCGACCAACGACACCGACGCGGCCAACAAGCTTTACGTTGATAACTCAGTCCAGGGCCTAGATGCCAAAGCATCGTGCCGGGCTGCAACGACAGCAAACATTACGCTGAGCAGCACCCAGACAATCGATGGCGTGGCGGTGACTGTTGGCCAGAGAGTGCTGGTTAAAGACCAGGGCACTGCATCTGAGAACGGCATCTACGTCGTGGCCGCAGGGTCTTGGACTCGCGCGCCCGATGCGAACACGTGGGACGAGCTGGTCCATGCGTTCACCTTTATCGAGGGCGGCACGGCCAACGGCAACAACGGTTTTGTGTGTACCGTTGCCCCAGGTGGCACGCTGGGCAGCACGGCGGTGACGTGGGTTCAATTCAGCGGCGCCGGGCAGATTACCGCCGGCACGGGTATGTCGAAGAGCGGCAACACGCTGAACGTGAACACCGCCTCAGCGTCCAGGATTGTAGTAAACGCCGACGACATCGATTTAGCGGCAACGGCAATTACGCCAGGCACGTATAAGTCTTTGACGATCGATGCGTACGGCCGCGCCACTGCGGGTACTAACCCTACCACCCTGGCCGGGTTTGGCATTACTGACGCCTACACGATCACGCAGATTGACACGCTGTTTGGTAGCACGACATCTGCTGCGGCATCTGCTGCGGCCGCTGCGACCTCCGCAACCGCCGCCCTAGCTAGTCAAGGGGCAGCGGCTACAAGTGCCACTAACGCGGCTTCAAGCGCCACCTCTGCCGCGGCCTCGGCCACCAGCGCAGCGGCTTCGTGGGACCAGTTTGACGACAGGTACCTGGGCGCGAAAAGTTCTCCGCCCAGCGTGGATAAC